AAACAAACCAAATGGAAACGAACCCCTTCGATGCGGGGAAAGCAGAAGCAACGGAATTGATCGTAGCATTGATCTACGATAGGTACTTGTACCATCGCACCTTCCACGGAAGGGATTCTGAACTGGCACTAGCTCACAAGCTACTGATCCAAACAATTAGAGACAATCAAGCAAAGGACATGGGGATTGAAGAAAATGAGTAAGTGCCTTGTAATTGACCACGGAATCTTCACGGCATTTGCCGAGCGTCTGGCAGAAGACCATGATGTAAAATACTTTGTTCCATATGCAGACAGGAGCTTTCCCAAGCACGGGCCAGCACTTGTTGGAACTGGTCTCAAAAATGTTGAGAGGGTCAATAATTGGGAGGAGTATTATCAATCAGTAGATTTTGTAGTTATCCCGGATGTTGGCTTTATGTATCTTACGGAACTATTCCGCTCGCAGGGCATCAAAGTCTGGGGAGCAGGACTAGGAGAGAAGCTGGAAGTCCAGCGTTGGAGGGCTAAAGAGACGATGAAAGCCCTTGGGCTTCCCGTGGGCAAGTGCGAGCTTGTTACTGGCATGAGCAATCTCCGCAAGTATCTTGAGGAGAATGACGATGTGTATGTGAAGATTAGCGGATTCCGAGGGCTTGCAGAAACCTTCCACTCTGCTAATTGGAAGGAAGTGGAGCCTCGCATGAACGAGCTTTGGGATGCACTTGGTGGAGCCTGTGAGGTGTTCCCATTCATCGTGGAGCATAAGATTGATTCAGTCGTGGAGGCTGGATATGACGGATACTCCGTTGGTGGAAAATTCCCATCTACTTGCCTAGTCGGTGTGGAGGTTAAGGACAAGGGATACCTTGGATGCGTGAGGGACTACGATAAGGTTGCTGAACCAGTAAAGTATGTTAACGATTGTTTTACTCCATTCCTTGAGGAATCCGGGTATGCACAATTCTTCTCCACGGAAGTAAGAGTAACGGAGGACGGGACACCCTATCTTATTGACCTTACGACTCGTTGCCCTGCACCTCCATCTGCCCTGTATTGGGAGATGATTGAGAATATTGGGGAGATTGTGGAGCTTGGTGCTAACGGAGAGCTTGTGGAGCCTGTATGGAGGGCTAAATACGGAGCCTTGGCAATCATCACTTCCGACTTTGCCAATGAAAGATGGTGTCCAGTAAGCGTCAAGCCAGAGGATAGGCAATGGATTAAGTGGCGTAACTATGCCGAGATCGAGGGGCAAGGCTACATCGTCCCCACGGATGGCGTTAAGATGCCAGAGATCGGTGATTGCATTGGAATCGGCGACACGCCAGAAGAGGCAATTAAGGCTTGCCAAGAACACGCTGAAGCTGTAAGTGGATTCAATGTAGTTGTTAATAGCGACTCCATTATCAAAGCACTTAATGAAATTGAAACAGCGGAGGAAGAAGGAATTCTATTCTCTGATGATGAAATGCCGACTGAAAAAGATCTACTATGACATATACAGACTGGAGGGCTGACACAGCCCTTGCCGCAGAACTAAAGAAGATCCTTGATCTTCCTATCATGAAACAAGCTCTATCCGTTGTGGATGGACTCACCGCCGCAAAAGTATTGGGAAGCACCAATGCCCTAGTAGCTAGTGCAAATAATGCCCATGTTCTATTCGGGTTCGATGCTGGCAGGGCATCTATCATTAATGATCTTCATGGACTCGCAGTTGTTCCAGAAGAAATCGAAGAGATCAACCCGTCCTATCAAGGAGAATTTTAATTTATGAGCGAACCAACAACACAGCCAGCAGACCCCATCATTGCCTCCACGCCAGAGCCAGCCTCTGAGTCGTTTGAGCAAGTATTGAACCGCCAGATCAACCAGAAGCCGAAGATCGAGCGTGTAGATTATTCCAAGGTGGAGAGCGGTGAGCAAGTCCCTCAGAGCATTGAGGAGATCACTAGCATGGAATCTGACGAGTTCCTGAAGCATCTTGACGGAGTGGAGTCCACGCCAGAGGAGCCTAAGAAGGAAAAGAAGACCAAGGAAAAGGCTACTGAGAAAACCGCATCAAGCGATAGCTTTGATCTTTCGGATCTTGATCTTACAAAAGACCCTGAGCCTGTAGAGGCTCCCAAGAAGAAGTCTAAGGAGGACAATATTGCCGAGCTTCGCAAGAAGGCTGAGGCTTATGAGGCTTCCCTCAAGGAGAAAGACACGGAAGTAACATCTTATCGTGATAAGTTGGAGAAGCTGGAGGCAGAGCTTGAGCGTACTGCTTTTGAGCGTTCCCCAAAATTCAAGGAGAAATATGAGCAACCATATAGTGAAGCGATAGACAAGGCTTCCACATTCGCAAAGGAGATTGGTGATGATCAATCTATTGCGGAGAAGGCTCTCGCCCTCAAGGGCAAGGAGCGTATCGAGTTTATCGACGAGTCATTTGGTGGTGGAGCCGCCGCCGCTCAGTTCCTTAATCTTATCAATGATGCTGATGGAAAGCGTGGTAATCTGGAGGGTGCTTTGGAGAACTATCGCCAGACTAATCAGGATCTTCAGGTGGAACAGCAAAAGAACCACCAGCAGTTCATGGAAAGTGCCAAGAAGAACTTTGATCGTGTAGCGGCACATCTCGCTAACAAGAATGAATTGTTTAGGGAGATCGGTGACGAGGATCACGACAAGGCTGTTAGAGCTAGGCGTGAAGCCGCAGAAGCCATCATGATGGGTACTGCAAGCTCCGTTGATATGTCACTCACCCCCTTCCTTGCCGTTGCCGCTAAGGATGCTATTGAGAAGTTGGCTAAGGTGGAGGCAGAGTTGGCTAAGTACAAGAACCGAGCCAAGGAAGACGCTTCCGTTCAGGCTAGGATTACCCGATCATCCTCCGATGAGGAGAGCGTAAGCAAGGGCAATCCCAAGTCTGGTCTTGATTCCATTCGCTCCCAGCTACGAGGACTCTAAGCCTTGAAGCTCCAGACCTACGGGCTGGATCTAAGCGGGTATCCGTCCATCACGCAACTTGAAATAGAGTTGCTGATGGTGGCGTGTAAAGATCCGTCTGTCTATAGCGGTTTCTCACGAGGCCAGCATATCAAGCATTGTATTGCAATGCTGTGGCCTGATGTGATCAGGTCTTGGAATGATTGGAACGAACTCGCTCTATGGGCTTGGACTAGCTACGATGAAATTGGAGTGACTGGCTGTGCCGCCGCTGGAAAGACATTCACATTCACGCTCTTGTCTCTGGTGGAGTATTTGGCAAAGCCTATGGCTACACGAGTGGCACTAACAAGTACGACTGTTCCATCACTCAGGGGTCGTATCTGGTCTGAAATGATGCGGTTCGTGCGTCCTGCCGTTCCCCTCTTCGGACTTAATGTGGTGGACTCACAGACCAAGATCCAGTTCCAGAGAGGAGATGACAGGAGTAGTATCATCGCCCTTGCCGTGGATTCTGGTGCCGTTGAACAGGCAGTAGGAAAGCTACAGGGAGTTCACTTGCCTCGCATGGTTATCATGGTGGACGAGGCGGCACAGACCAACCCGGCCGTGTATTCAGCTAGGGCTAACTTGGAGGTGGGAACGGACTTCTATCACTTTATTGCCATTGCCAACGCATCGTCCATGTATGATCCGCATGGATTGTTTTGTGAGCCTCGCATGGGGTGGGGAAGCATAGGGGATGATGACGAGCATTGGGAAACCAAGAGCGGAATCTGCGTGAGGTTTGACGGACTCAAGTCTCCCAACATTAAAGCTGGTAAAACCATCTATCCGTATTTATTTGGTCAAGACAATGTGGACACGATCAAGAAGAACTTCGGGGAGGGAAGCCTTGAATGGAACTCCTATTGCCGTGGTATGTGGAGCAAGAGCGGAGCAAGAAACACAATCCTTGATTCAGCAACCATTCAGGACGGCAAAGCTCGTGAGACAATCCTTTGGACTGGTGGAGGAGTGAAGACCATTGCCGCCCTTGATCCAGCGTTCACCACGGACGGAGATGATTGTATTCTACGATTTGCAAAAGTTGGCAAGGCAACGGATGGTCAACTCACCATGCTCCTCACCGATGTTGTGAGAATTCATTTGGAGGAAAGCCCAGACTATCCATTGTTCTATCAGGTGGCAGACAAGACCATCGAACTCCTGAATAAACACAATGTGAGACCAGAGGATTTTTCTCTGGATGCCACGGGTGGTGGTGCTGGTATTGCCGACATCATCCAGCAACGATGGAAGAATGGGTTCATCAGGGTCAGCTTCGGAGGATCGGCTACTGACAATGCCATCTCCACGGAAGATCCTCGACCAGCAAAGCAAGTCTATGCGAACAGGGTCACGCAACTCTGGGGACAAATCAAGATGATCGTCATGTCTGGAAGACTCCGTGGATTGGATGACCAAACCGCAAGGGAGCTTTGTGCGAGAATCTATTCGCTCAAGAACGAGAGAACCCTACTTGAGAGCAAGAAGGATTTGAAGAAGCGAACAAAAGGAAACTCGCCAGACAGGGCTGACGCACTTGCATTACTTTGTGAAATCTTTGTGACGCAAAACGGCCTTGGAAACGCTACTGGAGCCGATGGAGCCACGGATGAAGATTGGGAAAGATTTGTTCTTGACCATGAGATTGAAGCCTCCTATGAATGAGGCATGGAAAAAGTAAAACTCGTACGCAACGCCCCCCATCAGAAATACATCCTCGCTGATGGAACGGAAGCCCCCGGAGGATCAACAATCTGCAAGATCGGAGACGATCCTGCCGCCCTAATTCATTGGGCATGGAACCTTGGCAGGGAAGGCAAGGACTACAAAAAGGAAAGGGACAAAGCCGCTGACATTGGAACGATTGCACACTTCATGATTGAGTGTATGCTCAACAATCAAGTGGCAGATCTATCCGATTACACGCAGGAGGAATGCGATAAGGCTCTTGTCTGCTATGGGAAGTTCCTTGACTGGTGGGATGAACAGCACCTTGAGAAGGTCGCCACGGAGATCCAGCTTGTGCATAACGCCGTCCGTTATGGAGGGACGATTGACCTTATTGCACACAGGGAAAATGGTCATCATGTGTTGATTGATTTCAAGACATCAAAGAAGATCAGCGAAAGCTATTGGAGACAATGTGCTGGTTATGCGGCGTTGTGGAACGAGAATCAGCCAGTCGCAGAATATGAGGCTATGGGAGAATCATGTTCATGCAAAACAAATCAAATAAAGTCTCATGCCATCGTCCGTATCGGAAAGCAGGATGAGGGGGACTTTGAAGTGGTGTGGAAGGACGATCTTTCAAAAGAATGGTTTGTATTCCAGAAACAGGTTGAGCTTTATTGGGCGATCAAGGCCGCCAAGCCAGAGCCAAAACGCAAGAAGAAGAAATGATCATCACGCTCAACGATGCCGAGATGCGTCTTGCCGCCTATGTTGGCAGGAAGAGGCATTTATGCTCTCGTGCCAACGGAATCGTTGACAAGCAATGCGGCGATCAAGACAAGTTCCAGATCGACATTGATGGATGCATGGGGGAGATCGCTCTATGCAAGCATCTGAACATCTATCCAGACCTTGATGCAAAGCCAGTAGGACAATCAACAGATAGGGGCGATTGTGAATACAGGGGGCTTACGATTGATGTGAAGACCACACGATACAAGACTGGTAGGCTACCATGTGCATTGTGGAAGAACAATATGGTTGATGTGTATGTGCTGATGATAGCAGACGGATCACCATCTCTCCGTTGTGCTGGATGGGCATATGCATCTGAACTCAAGAGGCAAGAAAATATTAAAGACCTTGGCAGGGGAGAGCTTTACATTATGGATCAAAACCAACTCACAGACATTCAATATTTAATTTAACATGACAAAACAAACAACACCACAATCCGATCCAGCAGAGAAGGCATTCCTTTCCTGCGTATTACAGAACTCAGCCATCCTCAACGAAGCCGCTGACTACGCCAGCCCCAAGCTGTTTCACCACCCATGCCACAGGAAGATCTTTGAGGCCGCTCTGAGCCTCTGGACTGAGGGCAAGGAGTGCGATCTGGTCACTATCACAGACCACATGAGCGTTGGTGGGACATTGGATGATGTGGGAGGCCCATCATTCATCACGGAGTGTTTTATCTCGCCAGCCGTGACTTCAAACTGGAGTGAGTACCTTGACATCCTACGCAAGAAGCATACTGCCCGCCTAGCCAAGGCTGGAGCAGAGAAGATTATTCATGCCGCTGACGATCCAGCAGGGGGAGGAGATCTATCCGAAATCGTGCAGAAGGTGCTGATTGGAATCGCCGCTGATGCTGAGTCGAAGGGACGCATTGAGTCCGTTGGTGAGGTGGCACTAAACCGATTGTCTGCCTACGAGGAGATGGTCAAGAACCGAGGCAAGCTGATCGGCATCACGACTGGATTCAAACCACTAGATGACATCACCTCTGGCTTTCGTGG